TATTCCATTCTATTTCATCTTCGGGATGCTGATCAGAGATGAAAGCACAATCAAATCTGGTATTACCATAGATGGAGAAACCTTCTACGTTTTCATATTGACGTAGAAAATCTCTTGCTTCATTGATGGAATCAAATTGCATTTCATCAAGATAATCACCTTGAAGATTTGTATATTTGGTAGGTTTCTTTGAAGGCAAATACAGAGTAGGCCTGTAAGCGATTTTAAGCTTTACAGGCCTACCATTATCTATACCGCGATAATATATGAAGTTGCCTATACAATTTACATTTGTATAATATCTCATTTTACCGGTTTAAGAGGTGTCACATTATTTGCAATTTGAATACCTGATCCAAACATCTGATTGTATTGATTCAATAATTGTGTTATTGGCGTAGTAATAGTCAATACATCATTAGGTGAAATAACAATACCCGACTTGAATTCTTCACAAAATTCAAGAAAAGGAACGAATGCAAGACCAGGATCAGTATTAGGTGCGCGAGGAGGAACCATAATAATTTGTAATGGTTCTTTCATAACAACAGCACCCGGCAATTCTGGATCATCCATAATATCTGCAAGATATGTATTGTTATTTTTCAATGTTACCAGTTTGATATTAGACATTGATTTCCTCACTTTCATGATAAACTGCAAGAGTTACCCATCGTTTAGGGAACAACATTTCCCTTCTATCAAAGTCCCTAATATCTAAAGTAGGATCGGGAACATATCCGATCAATTCAATTTCACCATCACCTCTATCAGCAAAATCATACTTCTCAGCTTGATAAAGATTGTCACGCTTTACTAATACTTTTGCGATTTCTTGTATTTCCATTTATACCTCTTAAACAAAGTTTTTCAAATTAGGTGGCTGCCAACCTTCAGGTTTCATCACCTTTCCACTTTCATTCTTTCGTACTTTACCTGTATTAGGATCAATCTTATTAAGATTTGTTGCTGCAACTTCATTCCATGCACCTTGAACTTTAAAATTATTCATGATGCAATATCCTAAAATTACCCAAATCATGTCCATACATGCGTCAAGTTGTTCTATTTTATCATTCTCTTGAATGGCTGTCAAGAATTCTTCATACTCTTCTTTAATAAGTTTCCTATAAAGTTCAATATTTTCCTTAGTTGGTTCTTGATCACAAGCTTGCGCGAAATTTAAAACATCATAATACATCTGCATTTTTAACCCTTTTTCTTAAATTAGTGGTGCTATAATCATGATTCCTACTATTATAATATATCCCAATACCTCGTTGGAGACAAATATCTTTGCCAGTGAATTCAGTATTCTTATACTCTTGACCAAGAATTCTTACATCAATAGGAAGTATTTTCAATAACTCACATAAATCTGATTCTGTTTGATATACAATAACTTCATCAACATATTTTATGGAAGATAGAATAATTTTGCGTTCTATAATGGAAAGAATAGGTTTATTCTTTGTGCCTGGTCTATCAATAGTTGGATCTGTTTGTAGTCCGACAATAAGATAATCACAAACAGTTTTTGCTTCTTGTAACATCAAAACATGACCGGCATGAAGTAGATCAAAAGTAGAACAAGTAAAACCTTTTCTTCCTGGTTTTGCTGCTGAACTATTTTTATATGATGAAGTTTCTGAAACTATTTTATCTTTTAGTTCATTCATGGTGTTGGCATCTTTCTTACATCAACATTAGATTTAATAAGGAAGTCTAGACCATCAGATGAACGATAATCTATACAATAATAGAGAGATTCTATTCCTGCTTGGTGGATGATTTTTGCACATTCAATGCATGGAGAATGTGTGACGAATATCGTGGATCCAACAGACGACAAGGTGGATCTTGCGATTTTTGCAAGTGCGTTTGATTCTGCGTGGAGGACTTCTGGCCTAGTAACCAACCGATATTTTCTCCCATCTTCTTCATAATTATACTCATATTGATCATTCTCCGTTTGAAAAACTTTATATTCACAAACATTATCCCATCCACTAGGCATTCCATTATAACCAATACCTATGATAGTATCATTTTTAACAACAACACAACCAACTTTTAATCTAACTGCATGAGATAATGTAGAGAATGTCCATGCAGTTTCCATGTAAGCTTCTGCAAGTTTATTCTTCATCGCCGCCACTTTTTTGATCTTGCGCTTTTGCTCTACGTTTCTTATTTTCATCAAAAGTAGATATGGCATCAATAGACATATTCTTATACTCTCGTTGTTTAATTGGATCATCCATCATAGCTAACATAGCTTTGGTAGTGTGATCCATTCTAAAATTCTTATCAGTTTTTCTTTCAGTCATTATATCCTCACTTAGTTATGTCCAAAGATTTAAATAATGTTTTCCAAATAATTCCAAACCTTCTTGGATTCTCTCTTGATGTTTCTTCATTCCTTCATAATCACACTTTCCTTTTTGCACAAATCTAACAGGAACAGTTTCTTTTCCTTCATCTTCAGGATATTTTTTCCAATCAATAATAGGTTCTACAATCCAATATTGATCTTCCCAACTATCATCAAGAATTTGTTCAAAAGACCAAATCATCTTATCAATAATATCATTCCATTTCTTCTCTGTTTGATTTTGAATTTTTTCTATTCTTTTATGAAGTCTACCATTCTCTTTTTCATCCCAATATTCTTTAGATGATACAATATTGCTATACTCTTCACCAAAAAGAGAACCTGGAATTCCTTGTTTTGATTCTTTTAATTTCTTGAGCATAGGTAAAATAATCAATGCTAATGTATGATCCATAGACCATACATCATATCTATCAATTTTTACTTTAACTTTTCTCTTTCTTAATGAGTAAATATACTGAAAAGGTTTTTCAGGAATCTTCTCAGCAATCTTTTCACAAGTTTCTTCTGAAAAACCAATGTATTTAAATAGATCGGCAAATTGATATGGACCGAACCAATTAATATATGGACCAATTTTAACTTTCATTTTTATTCAATCCCAAGAACATTACGAACAATTTTATCTTGAATCATATGTGGAATAGTCAGAAACGGAAACTCAAGAAAGAAAGGACACCCATTCTTCCACCTGCTTTCTAAAAGAAATTGCTTGTATGCTTCAATATGTTCTTTATTGTTTGGATTAAAAATATCCCGAGAACGAATACCTTTAGAAAGTGTAGAATTACTATAATATGTCATAATAACCTCATATAACCTATAAAATCAATCGTTGTCAAAAGTAAATAATTTGCAAGCATCCCAAATGATTTACGACTCCATGCCGCCCATGCATACATTGTACAACCAGTCAACCATAAAGGATATAAAATCAAAAACGGCGGATTAGGTACAGTCAATGCAACACATAAAGCACATCCAATACTCAATAACCATGCAATAACTTCTATAATGAATCTAAAAGAATGTGATTTCCAATCTTCATAAATCCATTTGCATAATCTAAAGTTCCACAATCTTCGGAACATAATCTAAAGCTTGTCGTTCATACCCAACATATCCTCGTGGATTACAAACAATTCTAGTCTCATTGATCATATAATCAAAAGGTTCATGAGTATGTCCATGAATCCATAACTTGATTTGTGGACTGTCAATAATAAAATCATCAAGATCACTATAAAAAGCACCATTCATCATCCGATGTTCTTTATATCTTGGATGACATGATTGAAAACTTGGACCGTGATGAGTAATCACTACAAACTTCTGATCATGCTTTTCCGCAACACAATGCTTGATATAATCAAGACTTTTATTATGCTCTTCAGTGGAATCATTTGCAGTAAATAATTTACCACCTTTAACACGAATACAATTAAAATCCTGCATCATTCTTTTCATATGAATCAAAGTCAATGGATCTCTTTTGTTCATATCAGTCCAAAGAGTAGTTCCAATGAAAGTAATATCATCAACAACAATACATTCTTTTTCAAGAAAATGGATATTAGAGTATTGATATGCCATTTCTCTAATTCTACTTTCAGCAGAATCATAGTAATCATTATAGAATTCATGATTGCCCATGATCATAATAGTTTTTGGAAACTCTTTAGAAACAGTTTCTAGAAAAGTATTAGTCGGAAGAATATCACCAGCAAGAATCAAAAGATCAGCATTTTGATCATTCTTGATGTTATAAGAACCAAAGTCCAGATGAATATCAGAGGCTATGGCGAGGCGCATTATCAATCAATTCTTTCCAATTACTATTTTCATTCAGTAATTCAGCATTATGTTGTTGTACTAATTTTTCATAGATATGGTTAGTATTCTTTCTGAGTCCATATCTATGTTTATTACATTGATATACACTACCTGAATAGCCATGAAATAAGAAACAATCTTCAGTTTCTTCAACTGAGAGAATACCTGAATTCAATTGCCATGAATCTGGATTTACATAATCACCAGTCCATCCAGCCAGAACACGATAATGTGTACTGAACTTGAGGACTACCCAATTATCTGGAATATAAGTTTGCATGATATGAATATTATATCACAATGAAAGGGAAAAGTCAAGTGGTATTCTTGACTTTTCCCATATTTTTTACTCTGTCAAGAGTTTTTTAGGAACAAAAGATAGATTATTTCCAATTTCAATCTTGCGTGGTTTCTTATGTTCTGGAACGACATTTTCCAGGGCGATACGAAGAATACCATCTTTTAATTCTGCACCGCGAATTTCTAATGTTTCTGCGAGGCGAATTGATTTAGTAAATGCTCTTGTAGCAATACCTTTATGAATGAAATTGTTTTTATCTTCTGGCTTAGAATTTCCAGAGATAATCAATTCATTATCTTCAACGATAATGGAAATATCATCTTTAGAAAAGCCAGCAACGGCTAGTTCTACCATATATTGATTTTCATCAAGACGAATAATATTATGAGGAGGATAAGAAACTGATTCAGCTTTTGAATCAATCATTCTTTCCATTTCATCAAGAATAGTCTCAAAACCAATAGTACGAGGTAGAAGAGGGGAAAATGTAATACGACCGATATTCATATAAAGCTCCTTTTAAGCGAGATTAAATTTTGCGATCCATTAGGCATCGCAAACTTATTTAGCAACCACAAATGCTTCGCGGTTGACTAAAAAAGTCCTGTTAGGGTTTCCTTCCTTGAAAACCCTAATAAATGTCTTATCATCTGTCTGTACTGTTTCTCTTATATCTGAACACAATACAATATCTCCACTGAAGATATTCTTCAATTTCACAGCTTGCTTTTTCATTTTCTAACACCAATTATACAGCTTTCTTTTTTCCTATATTGTACTTGCTTACAAGTTTCCAATCATCTTTTTCTTTGAATGAAATGATCTTGATCTGGTGTAATGGTGCATATTCATCCTCACCGATATCAGTATCTAGTATCTTAACAAGACTCCATTCTTCCAATAACTTAGCAATTCTATTTCTTCTAGCAATATCATTGTCTGAAATACTGGAAGATTTACCATCCAAAGAGAATAGTTCTTTAAAATGAACTATTGCATATCTACCTTGTTTGTGTAGAATATGGCATGATTGGTATAAAATCTTATCTTTTCTTGAGGAAACACCCATTCTTGTCAAAGTTTCTTTGACTTTTAGAAAGTCATCTTCTTGATCAAGGGATATTTCTACTCCAATGCCTTTGAAAATATCGCTCATTTTTTAAGCCCACCTTTATTTACTTTTTCTTTTAATTGTTGTAATTGTTCTTCAGAAAGTAGGGCAAGTGCTTCTCTGGCTCTAGCATCAGAATAATTGAATATAGTCTTTATACATGCCAAATCTTCACTTTTTACAGGCTTTACCCACTTCATAAAGCGCCTTTTTCGCGCTCTGACTGTATTTAGTAAAAAATGATTCTGCATATTTTTACTAAGATGATGCCTCTGGTTCATTTCATTGGCATACATGATACAATCATTATGATAGGAAAGACTACGATTTGTCAAAAAAGGGTTATATTCTTTCTCAGATAGTTCATCCACAATGAGATTCTTCTTTCCTTGAAGGATCTCATTTACATAATCAAACGGGTTCATACAAATTCACATTCAACCATAATCTCAGTCAAACATGCAACCATATTAATCTCATGATCTACAACAAATGCAGATTTATATTGATAATCAGCAAGTATCAATACCGCTCTCGGAATTGATTGAGGCTTGAGAAATTGATACATATTATCATAAATCTTCCTAAAAATAACATTAGAATCAATCTCTGTGGATCCAACCCATTTCCTTAAAGAACCAAAATCTTTCTCTTTAAGAAACTTGATCAAATCATTAATAGCAATATCACTAATCTGTGCAAGAATTCCTGTGTCAATCTTACCAAACTTGGAATATCTTTGCAACTCATTAATAACACGCCTGAAGTCAGGAAAATGCTTCTTGACTAATTCAGCAACTACAGCATTCTCATACTCAACACCTTCAGATTCCAATATATTCTGGATTCGTTTGAAGAATGCTGTAGCCATTGCAGCTTTTTCACCATTCTTCAATCCGAAATCAACACCAGCACACCTAGACTGGAGAGGTTCAATGATCCGATTCTTGTAATTACAAGTGAAAATAAATGAACAGTTTGAAGCAAATTCTTCAATCGCATTTCTCAATGCAGGTTGTGTTGAATTTGGATTCAAATAATCAGCTTCATCAAGAATAACTACTTTTCTTCCACCTTTAAAAGATAAAGAAGATGCATAATTCTTGATCTTGACTCTGAACGTATCAATACCTGATTCATCTGAACCATTGATAACAATATAATCACAACCAATCTCATTACACATTGCTTTCGCAACAGTAGTCTTTCCAACACCAGCACCGCCAGAAAGCAATAGATTGGGTATATTCTTTTGTGTTACATACTCCTGAAAAGGCTTCTTCAGCCTATCAGGAAGAATACATTCTTCAATAGTCTTAGGTCTATATTTCTCTACCCACAAGAAATCTTTCATATAACCTCACAATAAACATAATATAAAATAAAATTACTTCTTGTTATAAGAAGAACCAGATTCAACAGTAATCCAATACTGAATTTCGGTATCTTTGTTCTTAAAGTGTGAGAAACCTTTTGCATACAAAGATACATCATAATTGCCAGAAATCATTTTCATGTTCATTGTCTTAAGATTGAACTTGAAAGTATCTCCATTACCTTTACCAATAACAAGTTCATTACTCTTGGCCGAATCATCTTTCAGATCGGTTGCAACCACAGAGATATCATCGCCATTGCTTGTAAAGATGATATTAGGTGCAGAGATAATGCTACTTGCTTTCATGACCCAATCAAAATCTTCTTTTGTCAAAACAAAAGATACTTGTGGATCAGAAAGATCAATGGTACTGACTGGAGGAACTTTAATCAATTCTGATGAACAAGTACGATAGACAACTTTGTTTCTACCGCCATAACCAGTGATAATAAGATCATTACCTTGGATATTGATTTCTGGCTGTTCTTTATGAAGAGAAAGAATGCCTAGCAGTTGATTAAGTTCATAGATTCCGAAATCAGATGGAAATTCTTCTTCAATTTTTGCTTCTGCAAGAATGGCATTTTCACCATCAATTGCTCTCATAACATTTCCTTTTCTAAAGAACATGCTTGTGTTAATATTAGAAAAGTTCTTCAATACTTCAATAGTTTTTTCAGATAGTTTCATAATTTACCTCATAAAATAGTATTATAACTCACCTCTTTAGAAAAAGCAACATCTGATCTACTTTTTCTCCTA